CTCACAGCAGGCACGTAGCTCAGTTGGTTAGAGCACCACCTTGACATGGTGGGGGTCGTTGGTTCGAGTCCAATCGCGCCTACCAAACAAAATCCGCTCTGCTGGGCGGTCTGGAAGGGCCCACCGAAAGGTGGGCCCTTTTTTGTTGTCTGCGATTTGCAAAACTTTTGCAAAACTTTTGCAAAACCCCCACCTCAGAACGCAAGTTCGGCACTCACCTCAACATAGTCGATCGTCTTGTCGCCGTGTCCCTCCTGGTAGTGCTTCGTCATCTTCTCGTCCGCGTGGCCCAGCAGCGCCTGGATGTATTCCTGTGGGAAGTTCTGCTGCTCGTACAGCCACGCACCTAAAGCGCGGATCTCGTGAAAAGTGGGGCGCTCACCGGCCGGCACGTGGTCGTAGGCGTGCGCGGCGTCGCGGGCCTTGCTGAACTCCTTGGTCAGATAGTCCGGTGTCACCGACGTCCAGTGGTCCTTCGCGTCGATCTGTTCCCGGCGCCGCGCCTTCGGTTTGTAGTGGATCAGGTAGGGCGAGACCAGAGGCGAGCGCAGGCACTCACCGACGACTTCGCGCAGCGCTGCACCCATGGTGATCTTCAGGTGAACCGGATTGTCGTAGCCCTGAGTCTTGCCCGGCGACACGGTCAGCGTGTTCTTGTCCATGTCGACCGCAGACTTCAGCCAGGTCACGATATCCTCGCGGCGCTGAAGGCTGGCCAGTGCCAGGCGGATTGCCCGCTTCAGCCAGAGCGGCGTGGTCGCCGCGCCGATGATCGTCTGTAGTCCTTCCAGCGTGTGCCGCTGGCGCTTCTTCTCGGCTTCCTTCTTGACCAGAGTCAGCTCGGCGCAATTGCGCTCGGCCAACCCCTTGGCCACGGCGAAAGCGAAGATCTGCACCCACAGCCCGCGATGCTTTGTGTAGGCGTTGTTGCTGAACTGGTCCAGGTATTCGGCCATGGCCAGCACATCCATTTGCCCGATCAGTCGGTCGCCGAGATCCTGCCGGTACCGCTCAAGCTTGAATTTGATCTCTTCCAGTGTCCGCGCCGCATAGCCCTTGTCGACCAGCCATTCGTCATTGAACCGCTGCAGCAGGTTGCTCACCGTTGGCAACCGGTCGCCGGTCAGCAGGGTAAGCAGGGCGCCGTCATCGACGACCAGCGCCGCTACCTTGAGGTTTGCGGCGTGTGCGAGCTTGATTGCCTCCTCAAGTGGACGGTTGATGCTGGTCATCAAACCGGTGATGGGGTTCCGGTACCGAAAATATTTACCGTTCGGGTAAAGATTTGGCGGTAGCTTCCTGTTTTTGAGCGTGCGCGGCCGGGCAGCCATCAGCCTATCTCCAACATCTTGGCCAGCAGGGGATCATCTGACCCCATCACGGCCGCCTGCACATCCACGAAATACATCCCGCCTTTTACTTCTCCTACCACTTCGCCTTCCTCAATCCATTTTTTCAACTGCTGCAAACTCGGCTTGCCGCCGACGTAGCGGAGCTTTCTGTATTCGCCTGCCTCCATAAGGCGCGGCAACTTGACCGTGATTTGGGCCAGAATTTTTGCCATTGTGATGCTCCATGCCGCGCGTGGCGGCAGAAGGTGGTGATGGGTTATTCGTCTTCATCCAGATCGAGGTCGTCATCGTCGTCATGACTGACGCTGATCGGTAATTTGCCGAGTCGGTCGAGGGCGAGCACGAGGCCGATCCGCAATCCCTTGGCCATGTCCTCTGTCAGAGCGATTTCGACGGGTTCGTCTACGCCGAGCTGCAGCGTCACTCCCGCCTTTGCGTTGTCGCTGATCAGCTGCAACTGGTTCGCCTGCCGCTTGTGCCATGCCAGCAGCGACTGGATCATTTCGCCGACGTCCTGCGGGGCGTTGACCGATCCCTCAAGCGCGTTGGTGACCAGTTTCTTCAGTTCCGCTTTTTCTTCTTCGGCGCGTTCGAGCTGATCGTCTGCGGCGAACGGCCCGCCGACCATCGACCAACTGCTGGCGAATACTTGCGCCTGGTCCATGATGGCTTTGATATTTTTGTCAGACATGCGAATACCTCGCCCGCCGTACACCGGCAGGCTGTTGAGTTGGGGGAGGGGTTACTGCTGGGCGCGGCGCTGGAAGTCAGTGCAGCGCACGATCACCGTCTGGCCGTCGTTCGAAAGAGGCGGCATGGTGCTGAAGGGGAGGTGGCTGCAATTGCGGCGGGCGTGGGCACAAGTGGCGCACATGCCACCTTTGGGTTGATGGTTCATCGCCACGGCCCTCGGTAGATGTGCTGGAGCATGAACAGGGTGGCGAGGATCATAGTAGGTGCGCTCCTGCTTCGAGTAGACCGTCGCGGTCTTCGCGCAGGCGTTGGTTCTCGACAATCAGCGCCAGCACCGCCTCGGGCGAGCACTCCTTGAGGAACTGCTCATCACGGTGCAACAAGCCGGCATCCTCGATCATCCCAGCCCAACCGTGCGAACGGATGACTTCGTCTCGGCAGCGTTCGGCCAGCTCTTTCAGTTTTGAATGGTCGCTCATGAGGTCACCGCTGCAACAGAGAGGAAGATCAAGCCCCAGAGGTAGGCGCTTATGGCTGCTGCTTTGAGCATCATCAGCATTCGCTCCAGTTCATGGCCTGGATGTATTCGCAGGGAATCACCAGGCGGTCAGTCGGCACGGTGCTTTCGGTCTTTACGTCGCCGAAATACGCAATGGCGGCCTGGGCGCGCTCGATGGACAATTGGGCATGACGCAGTTGCCAGTACTTGCGGGCTTTGTATGAGCGCAGCGCCAGAGCCCTGTCGGTGTAGGCGAATCGCCGACCGTGCTCGCCGCCATCCTTCAGCACGCGTTTCCGGTACTGCTTCAGCATTGACTCACGATGCGGGCCGCCGAAGAGGCTGTTGTGGAATTCCTCCACGATGTACCAGCACTGCTCGGTTTCACCGATAACCACGTACTTTTTGCAGATGACTTCCAGGCCTTGCGGATCCATTTCATCGACATAGCGGTAATGGTCCGGGCCTAGTTTTTTCTTTTCCATGGTCGAGCTCGTCCTTGCCGCTATAGCGGCTGACTTTGAGGGAATGACAGGGTTGTTTAGTAACGGTTCGAAGCGGATTACTGCAGAGCGCTTGATTTGTGACCCTTAACTCAGTGTGTGGTTAGGGTTTTTATAAGCAAACTTTGGGGTTATGATCGCTTATTAAGATTGCTGTCTGACTAATTATAAGGAGAAGGCGCTTTGGACGATGGATGGAGTCATAAATTTTATGTTGATAAAAAAAGCGGGAAAAAGTACAGAATTTACAAATATAAGGGGCGCCCCTGTAAGAGGGTTGTATTAGATTCAAAAATCTGTGATCAAATGGCAGGCTATGCGCTTATTCAGAAGGATTTGAAAAGTGCGATTGTATGGATGAAAGAGATAGATAGGATTCGGTCTTCATTGCCACAAGTTGATGGCGAATTCCACTTCGGTCAGGAAAGAGAGTCCTACGATATTGTGAAAGGCTTGTTTGTTGCCTCGCTCACTTTTTATGGTAAGTGCTTTTCTCGATGTGATGGTAGGCCTGTTAAGCTAGAAAGAAAGCAACTCGATGAAAAGTATCATGAACTTCATGATATCGGCATTTCATACAGACACAATTTTGCGGCGCACAGCGGGGCTCAAAAGCTTGAAACAGCTCGAGTGGTTTTGATCACGCCCGAAAAAATGAAGAAAGGAAAAAAACCACCATACATGATGCTTTCAGAGATAGAGCAGCCTGATTTGGTTTGGAATAACGGTGATGAAGGAGTTTCGTGGATTGAGTTATTTGACTACGTACGAAATTTGGTATTGAAGAAAGGTCAATTGTTGAACGATAAAGTGGTTAAAGATGTTGTCGAAGCGAACGGGGTGGAGTCCATGTTCAAGTAATACGTCCTATGCCCGGGGCATGCCCGGGCGGTGGAGGGTGGTCGACGGATGGTCCGCCACAACTTTTTTTAAAGGTGCTTGAAGGATGTCCCGCAGAGGATCAGGATGAGTCCTCATTTCTATCGGAGTTAGCGCAATGGGCCAGGCAAAGAATGCGATGATGGAAGAGGAAGAAAAGCAATCCATGGCTATCAGTATTGCTGTCAGGGCGGGAGTGCTGGAGTACTGCGAGCGCCACTCCAATCATTACAACCCGGGCAACGACCCCACCCCTGCCTACAAGTTAGGCAACTCGCTTATGACGAGCGGCGAGGTGGGTAACTTTGATAACTCCCGTGACATGACCGATCACGTCAAGGAGGTAGTGGAGTCAGCCGCAGACGAGTGCTACGCATGCTCCGATATCCGCGATAATGATTAAGCAGCCTCCGCCTGCCGTTTGTTTGCTCGCCACGGATCATTGGCTCGCGCCAGTGCAGCCATCGGCGGCGGGCTGACGCTGTTGCCGCACATGTGGACCTGCTGAGTCTTGGTGAACGGCTTGCCGTCTGCGCCGTGGCTGATGATGTAGTCGGCGGGGAAGCCCTGAGCCTTGTACAGCTCTGCCGGTTGCAGCATCCGCAGGCAGATGTCGACGATCACGTAAGGCGTGCCTTTGATGGTGACGGTTACCAGGCCCAACCGATCCTTGGTGGTAATCGTTGGCGCTGGCGCGTCGGCGGCGCTCATGTTCTCGGTGCCGTAGTAGCTGATGAGGAATGCCGCTACACGCAGTGCACCGGCTTCAACCTCTGGCGAAAGCTGAAACTCAACCAACGAGCTTTTTCCGCCACCGCCGGCCGTGATAGTCGGCGCCGGTTCGTCCACACCCTGGCCAACGCTGGCACCGAACTGGCGTTCCATGAATGCGGTGACCAGTGCATGGTGAGTGCCGCCGGCGCTGATGGTGTGCAGCGGATCGGCTGCGTCCCGTGCATCGCAGTTGCCGCGCAGGTGCACCAGGTTCGCCGTCACCAACTGCTGCTGGCTTCCGGTGTTGGTCACCGTGGTCATCGGATCGACGACGCTCTTGGCGTCGGTGGTGTTGAACCCGCCGTTCATCTGGGCCATGAATACGGTTGAGATACCCATGGCGTGTGCGGCGCCGGCGGGGCGCTTGTAGTCGCCGCCGCTGGTGATGGTCGGCAGCGGTTCGTCGAGCGCCTTGCCTTCGTCCGCAAACCGGAACTTGACCAGATGCGCAGCGGCGAGCGCGCGGTGGCCACGCGTCATCAAGGTGCCGAGAGGCTTGTCCGCCGCTACTGGGTTTCCGGCATATACCGGGCCACCGGCGCCGACGAGCACCGGACTGATCAGCGTCAGCTCGCCGCGATTCGCACAGGTCACCGTCGGCAACGGGGCGTGTGGATCGTTGACCCGGTCGCTGCCCTGATGGGTTGCTGGCGCGATGATCGGACTGGCCATGGCGAACGATCCGCCACGCGGCCAAGACGTCACCGTGCGCAGTGGCTCGTGGGCAGACTGAACGCTTTCGCCCGACCAGTTCGCGATCGGCACGATGAATGGGTCAGCGGCATCGATGACGAACTTCTTCATGCCCTTGGCGATCCGGCGCAGGGTGGCGGGTGCCAGCGGCTTTGCCCGGTCGAAAATGCTTTTGCTCGGGATGGTCCAGTCGATGCACTCGGCGGCAGTGCGCCACTTCTTTTGGCCCTTGGCTGGGTTCTTCGCGTGGGTTGGCTCAGGCCACACAATCGGCTGGCCATCGCAGCGGGCGATCATGAACAGTCGCTCGCGGCTGGTCGGCGCGCCGAAGTCGCAGGCCTTGATCACGCGCCATTCAACGGCGTAGCCCAGACGCTGCAGCTCGGCGACGAACACGGCCCAGGTCTGCCCGCGGCGTTTCGGATCCGGGACCAGAAACTGCTGGTGAACCGGTACGACTTCGCCAGGCTCGGCAATGGCGCCGCCCAACTTCATCACGCGGCCGGTCGACTTGCAGCGCTTGGCGATCAGTGGCCCCCACTGGAGGATCTGTTTCACGTTCTCCAAGCTGATGACGCGAGGCTTCTTCTTGCCAGCCCATTTCAGCCCGATCCACGACAGGTTCCGGATCTCACGCTTGCGCGGTTGGCCGCCGGCGGCCTGGCTGTGGTGCGTGCAGTCCGGCGACATGTGGAACCAGCCCACGGCCTTTCCGCCGCACTCGGTGTCGGGGTCACCGTCGAACACGTCGGTGGTGTAGTGCACCGCGCCCGGGTGATTCACGGTGTGCATGCTGATCGCTTGCGGGCTGTGGTTCTTCGCGACATTCACCGC